AATCTGGCAAATGCTGAAGCGATTACCCTCTCGGGTCAAGTCAGCATTCGCTGGATTGAAAACAAAATGAATGGTTACCTTAACAAAATTCTAAAGACTGAAGATGTTGACTACGTTATTGCCTCAGATACTGACAGTATCTATCTTAATCTGGGTCCTTTGGTTGACAGTGTATACGCAGGGCGAGAGAAAAATCATAAAAGCGTGGTCGCGTTCCTTGATAAGGTGTGTTCGTTGGAACTTGAACCGTTTATTGACCGCTCTTATCAAGCCCTGGCAACGTATGTTAATGCGTACGACCAGAAGATGCAGATGAAGCGTGAGACCATCGCTAACAAAGGCATCTGGACTGCTAAGAAGCGATACATTCTCAACGCCTGGGACATTGAGGGGGTCCGATTCAGTGAACCCAAACTGAAGATCATGGGTATTGAAGCAGTGAAGTCATCCACACCTGCTCCCTGCCGTCAAAAGATTAAGGACGGACTCAAGGTGATCATGCAACAGGATGAAGAGTCTGTACAGAAGTTTATCGCTGACTTCCGTGAAGAGTTTAAGTCTCTGCCACCTGAAGATATTGCATTCCCTCGTGGTTGCAACGGTATCTCTAAGTGGTCTAACCCTGTCACTCTGTACAGTAAGGGAACTCCAATTCACGTTCGTGGAGTGATCCTATATAATCACTACATTAAAAAGAACAAACTCACCCACAAGTATCCACTAGTGAAAGATGGTGAGAAGATCAAGTTCATCTACCTTAAGACTCCAAACAAGATTACTGAGAATGTGATCTCCTTCATGGGTCAGTTCCCCAAGGAACTTGGACTTGACAATAGCATTGACTATGACCTACAATTTGAGAAGTCCTTCCTGGATCCTCTGAAGGTCATCCTGGATACTATCGGGTGGAAACCTGAAAAAATCGCAACACTGGAATTTCTATTCGGATGAATTTTTTACAAGACGTAGTTAAGGAGATTGGTAATGAGTATGCCTCTCTGGTCTCTGACGGAGTTGCTGCTGGTGACACAAGTGGTTACATTGACACTGGCAGTTACATCTTTAATGCTCTGGTATCTGGAAGCATCTACGGTGGTGTCCCTGGAAACAAGATTACTGCTATTGCAGGTGAATCCTCTACTGGCAAGACTTTCTTTTGCCTTGGCATTGTTCAGCACTTCCTTCAGTCTAATCCTGACGCAGGTGTAATCTATTTTGAGTCTGAGTCTGCTATCTCTCGTAGCATGATTGAAGACCGTGGCATCCCCTCTGACCGCATGATGATCGTCCCTGTGACGACTGTGCAAGAGTTCCGTACCCAGTCCATTCGTATTCTGGATAAGTACCTGGAACAACCTGAAGACTCTCGCCAACCGTTGATGTTTGTGCTAGACTCTTTGGGTATGCTCTCCACCTCAAAGGAAGTGGAGGATACCGAAGCGGGTAAGGACACTCGTGATATGACTCGTGCCCAAGTGGTCAAGTCTATCTTCCGTGTACTCACCTTGAAACTGGGCAAGGCAAACGTTCCTATGCTGGTTACTAACCACACCTATGATGTTGTGGGATCGTATGTTCCCATGAAGGAAATGGGCGGTGGTAGTGGTCTCAAGTATGCTGCCAGCACTATCATCTATCTTTCTAAGAAGAAGGAAAAGGATGGCACTGAAGTGGTGGGAAACATCATCAAGTGTAAGGCACAAAAGTCTCGTTTGACTAAAGAGAATAGCGAAGTTGAGACCCGTCTCTACTATGATCGCGGACTTGATCGCTATTATGGATTGTTGGAACTCGGTATTAAATACGGAGTATTCCAACGCAATGGCACTCGCATTAAATTTGGGGAGACTAGTGTCTATCCCAAGTCAGTCCTTGCTGATCCTGATAAGTATTTTACTGAAGAAGTGATGCAGGCACTGGATGAGTGTGCAGCAATGGAGTTTAAGTACGGACATGAAGCAACTTAAAGATTACGTTCGCGTTTACGACGACGTTATTGATCCCAAGTTTGCCAAACTACTGATCAACGTTTTTGAGAACAATCCAGATTCTCATCAGAGATATGCGAACGACAAACGTCCTCAATTTACTCAGATGAATCTGACTCAGTTGTACACTCAGGACAAGGGTCAGTATGAGCAAATCCACAACGATCTTCAGAGCATTTTTCTGAAGTACGTTACAGTTTACAGAACTGAAACTAATACAACTTGGCAGTTTCAGGACAAGGTTGCCTTGGAAGAGTTTCGCTTAAAGCGTTACTCTCCTTGGATCAAACGTGACGATCCATGTGCAACCTGTGGTCCCGAAATTCCTGATCAGTTCGCTGAGCATGTAGACGTTCAGGACTACAATTCTGCTCGTAGATACCTTGCATTCTTTCTATATCTGAATGAACCCCAAGGTGGAGAGACAGTTTTTCCTCGCTGGCATCAACACATCAAACCCAAAACAGGTAGACTGTTGATGTTCCCACCGACATGGCAATACCCTCACGAGGGCAGACCATGTAAAGTTAAATCAAAGTACATTCTCGGATCTTACCTGCACTACCTATGAGCACCGAACTCCTTATTATCACTAACCTCATCAGCAATGAGGAGTTCGCTCGCAAGGTCGTCCCCTTCCTTAAAGGGGATTATTTTGTAGAGAAGAATCATCGTGTGATCTTTGAGGAGATTGAATCGTATATAAATAGATACAATAATCTTGCCTCCAAGGAAGTCCTCTTCATTGAGTTAGAGAACCGCACCGATCTCACCGATGAAGAATTTAGCAAGGTAAAAAGCATTGTTGAAAATCTATCCTACGAACAGTCCGATCTGCAGTGGCTCTATGACACCTCCGAAAAATGGTGTCAAGAACGTGCGATTTATCTCGCACTTATGGAGTCTATCAAAATCGCTGATGGGCAAGATCGTGATCGTGACACAGGTGCAATCCCTCACATTCTAACTGAGGCATTGGGCGTCTCTTTTGATGCCCACATTGGTCACGATTACATATCCGACTCAACCGAAAGATATGAATCTTATCACAAAGTTGAAACTAAGATCCCATTTGATCTGGAGTTTTTCAACAAAATTACGAAAGGCGGTCTACCAAACAAAACGCTTAACATTGCCCTTGCTGGAACTGGCGTGGGCAAATCATTGTTTATGTGTCACATGGCCGCTGCAACGCTTCTCCAAGGAAAGAATGTACTGTACATCACATTGGAGATGGCAGAAGAGAAGATCGCAGAGCGCATTGACGCGAATCTTCTTAACGTAAACATTCAAGATATTGTATCTCTGCCTCAACAGATCTTCCATCAGAAGATCAACAACTTGGGTAAGAAGACTCAGGGTAAACTTATAATTAAAGAATACCCTACGGCATCTGCTCATGCAGGTCATTTCCGTGCTCTTATCAACGATCTCGCTCTTAAAAAGTCATTTCACCCTGACATTATTTTCGTTGATTACCTTAATATATGTGCTTCCTCTCGCTATCGCGGAGGTGGCAATATCAATTCATATACGCTTGTTAAGTCTATTGCAGAGGAGCTTAGAGGTTTGGGTGTTGAAGCAAACGTCCCTATCCTATCTGCCACGCAGACCACTCGTTCTGGTTATGGTAGCACTGATGTTGACCTTACTGACACTAGTGAATCCTTTGGCCTCCCTGCTACTGCTGATCTTATGTTTGCCCTTATTAGCACTGAAGAACTTGAGGGCATGAATCAGATTATGGTGAAGCAGTTGAAGAATAGATACAATGACCTGAATGTCAACAAACGTTTCTGCGTAGGTATTGACAGAGCGAAGATGAGGCTGTATGATGTGGAGCAAAGCGCACAAAATAACCTTGTTGACGCTGGTCACGGCAGTGACGAAGAGAAGATTGAACTCGTTAAGAAGTTCAGCAACACAAACCTTTCCAAACTAACTTTCTAATTATGTCTAAAGGATTCGCTGCATCCCCCCAAATCAAAGAGGAGGACATCACCACCGAGATCCCTAAGGTTGATTACGGTAAGTATTGTGAGTTCGTCAATGAGGTTACCTCTGACGCCTCTCGCTATCCAGATTCTTTCCAACAACGTGTTTCCGAACTGGAAGATCAGGGTGCTGACGTTCAACGTCTCCTTACCGCTGCTATGGGTCTGTCTGCTGAGGCAGGTGAGTTTGTGGAGATCGTGAAGAAGATCACGTTCCAAGGCAAACCGTACAATGAAGACAACATTGAGCACATGAAGATTGAGCTCGGTGATTGTATGTGGTATATTGCTCAGGCAATGATGGCACTGGGTACTTCCTTTGATGAAATCACTCTGATGAACGTGAACAAACTTGTGAAGCGTTATCCTGGTGGTTCCTTTGAGGTGACCCGTTCCGAAAACCGTGCTGAGGGTGACCGCTGATGGCACGTCGTTCGTCTAATCGTCCCAAGTTGCGCCAGTCCGAAAAGGTTACTAAAGCAGACGTGATCAACAAATATCCTTCTGCTGAGCAAGATGTCAATGAACAGTGGAAGTCTATTGTCACCGAAATCCTTGACTGGTCTGTTGAAAACAACCGATACGCCTGGCAACTTGAAGGTCTAATTGGCAAGATTGCAAAGCGTTTTCCCTACGTCAAAGAGCAATCTTACCGACGTAAGATCAGTGACATGATCACCTTTAACTTCCGTCAATACAAACCTGACTATTATTTGACTAGTCAGTGGGACAAGTATCGCGATAAACTTCCATACTTGTTCTCTGATAACCCCAAAGAATCTGCTAAGACCAAGTGTTTTCACGATAAGATTCGTGAGCAACTAGGCAAACCTGTTCATAAACAGGAGCATCTTAACAGTGACTTTGAAGGTTTAGATGCCATCTTCAATAACCCAAACACTAGCGGTGGGGAAACTTATGTGTTTGAAAAACTTGAGTGCTCTCGTGAAGAGATGTTGGCAATCTTGAATCAGGGTCTTAAGTTCTCTAGCATTTACGTTAAATGAAATCTATTTTCCTCGCTCTCATGATGGCATTTGCACCTGCTGCTGCACTTGCTGATCATAAAGAGGGACACATTAAAGGATACAACTCCATGGATTCTATGGGGTGTATGATCCTTCGCGAGTGTAAAGATGGTGTAGATGAGGTGTTCTCTTTGTTGGATATCTCATCTAACTACAAGAACATGGAAGAGTTCACACCAGTGGCACTTGAGTTTAATACTATGCTCATGTCACTCAATCAAATTGGTGTGAAAGTATTCCTTGCCGATAGTAAGTATTTCCCACCATTGCACCGTGGTGTATATCATACTGTGAGCAATAATTTTTATCTCAACAAGAGATACATGGATGATCCTGCTACACTCATGATGGTAATGCGTCATGAAGGTTGGCACGCTGCTCAAGACTGCATGGCAGGTACGATTGAGAATAGTATGATTGCCATCATCATGCCTGAGGAGAGAGTACCGATGCTCTGGCGTACCATGGCAGAGCGTACCTACCCTGCCTCAGCGGTCCCCTGGGAGGCAGAAGCATCATGGGCAGGCAGAACTGAAGGTATGACCATGAAAGCACTTCAGTCCTGTGCTGCTGGCACTATGTTCACAGACTATGAACCTACTCCTTTGACTAAAAAGTGGTTAAAAGAAGAAGGGTTTATTAAGTGAATAGTCTTTGGATCCACCTTGTAGCATTCTTCCAAGTTGTCGTAATGAACTGTGTTCAGCCCGTCAACTGGAAGTATTGCTATCGGGTGGATCAGTGGTTGATACCAGACCTTATTGAAGGCTATGAGATCTGGTCTGGTAAAAAACAGATTTATCAAAACGAAAAAGATTATCTGAACAGTTTAGATGACTAGGTATAAACTAGTAGGCATAAATTTTCTATACGAAAGTGTGTAATCCAATACATTTCTATCTAGATAGGTGTAGAATTATGAGGTGATTAAAATGATTTTGAAAACTATTTTGATCATGCATCATCGTATGGAGATGTGTCATGCACAACCTATTGAACCGAAGTCAACTTGACGAATGGCGTCACTTTGAATCAACACTAGATGACCTTGCGATAGAAAACCAAAAAATAAACGACTACTACGAGTGTTTGATTGAATGTGATCTCCAGAACCAGAAACATTGCAAGTCTGTTTGCCGAAGTATACTAATGTAATCCTAAATAGAGGGGCAGAGTCCCCTCTTTTTTAATGGCTACGTCCTACAATCTTAACGATTTCAATGCAATCAAAAAGAAGGCACCTAAGGAGTTAAAACCAACGATTGCTGCAATGCTTAAGGCACTTCCTAGGGGGAAGACTGGCATCTATGCGGATTCACTGTGGAATGGATCTAAGTCTAGACAGTGGGGATTCAAGGTTAATGCAGATGAGATGGACGCCATGGCTCTCAACTTTGGCGAGAAACCTGGACCCAAAGGATTTGTTACAGAGGTAGCAGGATATAAGTTAAAGTTTATCAAGTCTTCTAAGAAGTCTCTCGGTGCATCGGATGCTAAGTCTACCGCAATGCAGGAGAGAGGTTCAGCATGGATCCTGAGAAGAGCACTTAACGATAATAAAAAATATAATAAGTGGCAGGATATCATGGCAGATGAAAAGTATTCTGAATTGGAAGCGATCTATCCTGCCATCAATGATGAATGGATTCAAGGATATTATGCTCAACAGAAAAAAATGTTGGAAGTATATTCCAACTCCAAGTTTGATGAGTTCAACCGTGATGGTGGATTCATGAAGTATATCAGTGATCTAATTAAAGATAAGTTTGGTATTTCTCAGAAGGACAACTGGAACCCTGCGGACATCTGGATGGTTCAGAATGAAGCAGCGGTAATTAAAACCATCAATGAAACTGTAGATGGTAATGGTTCTCAGACTATCCTTGAACTAAATGCAGTTCTTCGGAAGATGTTCAAAGAGGAGAAGGTTGTCGGAGTATCTCTGAAAAAAATTAGTGGTAAGACTGCAAAGTGGCAAAAGTATAACGTAGAAGATTTGGGTCTCACTGACACATATAACTACGATGCAAATCAATTTCAGTGTGATCTTTCTATGAAGAGTGAAACTGATTTCCAATCACTTGCAGTTCGTGTAATTGTTGAAGGTAACAACGCCACATATAACTTCCAAATTCAAGGTAATGATACTAGTAAAGTATCTAACCTAAAGTTTGAACCTACTGAGAAGGGT